TGGCCCCCGAGTTTGGAAACTTCAAGGGCCTAATTGAAGGGGATGATGGATTGTGTTCATTCCACGAGATACCCAAAGAACTTATTTCAAGAATGGGTCTCATCCTCAAACTGGAGCGTAAAGATTCTTATGGCAGTGCTTCTTTTTGTGGCATTGTGTGTGATCCTCGCAACAAACAATTAGTAAAGGATCCACTCAAAGTCCTTCGAAACTTCTTCACGCTTCACAAGAAGTACACAAGGGCCAAAGAACTGACTCACAAAGCCCTCTTAAGAGCGAAAGCGCTCTCCTACAAATTTATGTTCCCTCATTCACCGATTGTTGGAACATTGTGCGACCGGATCTTGTTGGAGACTAGAGGCGTAGATGTTCGCAACAAATTGTCGACCTTTGAACCACACAAGCGTGAGATGATTCTCCTTAGTATTGCCGGCAAGTCTTGGCAGACGCATTCTTGCCCTGAATTGTCCACGAGGTTGTGTTGTGAGGAGCAGTTCGGCGTCACTGTATGCGAACAGCTAAGACTCGAACATGAGATTTCCTCTGGGAATTTCAATTTGAGTTTGTCACACTTTGCAACTGCGCAGGATGTTTCGCATTTGCAGAGACATGTCCACCGCACTGAGATCTCCGATGTCGAACATCGTGAGTACCTTCCTTTCTCAGTGTGGTCGTGCCTGTATGGGTAGGAACAAAAGTTGCAGCGAAGCAAAATTCGAGACTGCGACATTCGCTTTTAGCGAAACAAGAAAATCCCATGGGTAACAGTGCCACTAGAAGATTCTTCCAAACAAGAATATGGCAACCTCCAAGTCCTCGCGTCCATCTTTGGCCGCTAGGCAAGCTCAGAGCAGGCGTGACCGTGCGTCTGCCCGGGCTAAATTTTCCCGACCTCCTCCCATGTCTTATGGTGAGGTGAGGCGCTACAAGGATCCTGAAGTCACAAAAATTTCCGACGGGATCCTGATCAAGCATCGTGAGTACATTCAACAACTTAAAGCCGTTGTTAACGTCGAAGGAGGGACCATTCCAGTCTCCACACACATCATCAACCCTGGTCATGCTTCGATATTTTCCTGGCTCAGAGATATTGCTTTGAATTTCGAGCGTTATCGTTTCCGAAAACTCGTTTTTCATTACAGACCTCTTTGTGCCACCACGACAACTGGCGAAGTGATGATGAATGTTGACCATGATGTCTATGATCCAGTGCCCACAAGTCGCGCCTCCTTCTTCGCAGCTCAGGGGTCAGTCTGTACGCCCCTGTGGAAGGAAGTCCGCATGTCTGTGCCCTCCCGTCTTTTGAAAGACTACCGTTATGTCTCTTCTACTGGGACTAATACGAGTGGTCAAGATGCCAAGACGCTTCACGTTGGTAGGTTTCAATGGTTGACCTCCAATGTCATCGAAGAGTGGGTGCGCGGGGACTTCTTTGTCGAGTACGAGGTGGAATTGATCATTCCTCAATCCAATGTGATTCCACAAGCCCTTGGCCATTCTCAACATTTCAAAACGAATGGCACTGGTGCGACCACTTCCTCATTCTTCGGAACACCCGCCGGGGTAACAACTGATTCCGGCGCTCGAATCTTTGAGGTTAATTCCACTGGGACAACAATGAGATTCCCTGGGGGTGGTTCATTCGTACAAACGATACTCTCCAACAACGCAACCGGGATTCGACCAGTCCTAGAGCCCGGTCTTGATGCGAAGGTTACGCTACTAAAAGACGTTGTTTCAGCAGCGACTGGAATCAACCAATCGACATGGCAGGTTGACGTCGCCAAAGGCGCGGAAATCCTTGTCAACGCTGGTGGTCTTA